AGAGAATCAGTTTTATGGTGATCTGATCGGCGCGCTCGAGGGTACCGACTACGTGCAGGCAGTGACAGGGATGAACCTGACGATCCCCACGACCATCATGGAGGACGTTTTCGCGAGTCTCAAAGGCTCGTACCCGATCCTCAATTACATCGATTTGCTGTACCTGCCCGAGAATGTGAAGTTTGTATACAACACGGCAAGCAGGGACAAGGCGCAGTGGGGTTCGGTCGGCGCGACGATCTCGAAAGAGATCACGGGAGCGCTCGCATCAATCGATGTCGGCAAAGATCAGCTGACGGCATTTATTTACGTGTCACGACCCATGCTCAAGCTTGGTGCGGCATGGCTTGACCGCTATGTACGCACATTGCTCGAGGATTCGCTCAGCTACGGACTGGAAGACGGCTTTGTTAACGGCACCGGAAAGAATCAGCCTGTCGGTATGATCCGCGACTTAAGTGCCGCGATTAATCCTGACACGGGATATTCTGCCAAGTCTGCCACGGCTCTCAACAGCTTTAGCGTTGCGAACCTTGGCACGGTCCTTGCGACGCTTAGGGTGGACGCTTCCGGGCGTGATCGCTCGATTGGCGTACCGTTCTTTGCGTACAATCCGGCTGACGAGGTTAAGGTGACGAAGGCGCGCAAGGTGCTCGGTTCCAACGGCTATATTGACGTGGTCCCGTATGCGATTGACTTTATCGAGTGCCAGAGCGTCGCTCAAGGCAAGGCCATCATCGGCATCAAGGGACGCTATCTCGGAACCTTAGCAAGTCCGAGCGAAGGGCAAATCCAGACGAGCGACGAATACAAGTTCCTCGAACAAAACAGGACGTATGCCGTCGCTTTACTCGGCAACGGTACACCGAAAGACAATACATCGTTTGCCTACGTGGATATCACGAACCTTGAGCCTTTCGTGCCGGAGGTTAGAAACGTGGCTGTCCAGACCGACCCTGATACCAAGGTTCAAATTCTCTCCTTGGTGCAGAAAAACGGCACGTCCGGCTCAGCTGACACGACGGCAATCGAGATCAACTTCGACAAGGATGTTACCGGGCTGAAGGCTAGCAACATCACGCTGGCTGACGGCACTGGCGCAGCAACGAAGGGCGCGTTGACCGGATCCGGGAAGAAATGGACGCTTGCAATCAGCGCTCCGACGGAGGGTACTGTCTCAATTGCGATCAGTGGATTGCAGGGATACGAGTTCCCGTCCATTCCCGCCTACGTTCCGATCTTTGCGGCTGCTGGCGGCGGCACATAAGGCGGTGGCTCATGGCTGACAAGAAACCTGTAACGAACAATGACCAGGCCGCTAAGCCAGAGGCAGTAAAGCCAATTAAGGATCAGCGGTACAAGGTCCTTGTCTCATTCTCGGATGACAAGGACAACTTCAGTGTCTACATCGCCGGTCGAGACATCTACCCACGCGAAGGGTATAAGCCATCAGAAAAGCGCGTGGAGTATTTGCTCGGCAGCGAGAACAACTTCAAGCGCCCGGTCATTGAACCGATCGATTAGGAGGTAAGCCGGATGATCAGTAATGAAAAGTTAGTCGAATTATTGCCGGTCATCCGGCAACACTTAGCCTACACGTGGCAGGATCAGGAGCTGGACGTCAAGTTGACGGAATACATCAAGGACGGTGTCGCATATCTTGAGCGCATCGCGGGCGGGAACGTGCTTACCTTTGATGAAGGGACGGGCGAGCGGCGCTTGCTGAAGGACTATGTCTTTTACGCGAACGCGCTCCAGCTCGACACCTTTTTTGTTAACTATCTGCACGATCTCAACTCCTTCCAACTCGAACAGGAGCGTATAGCGTATGAGCGGACCAAAGAATCCACTGAATGACGGAGTCTTGACAGTCTATAGGGTCATTGACGCCGGTTTGCCTGGCGAGATGCCGAAAAAGGCTGTCGAGGAAAAGTATCACCTGCGCTACGACGAACGCGTGGTCGGCATGAATCGGTACTGGGTGGCAAAACAAGCGTCGGCGACGATCCACATGATAGTGCGCTGTCATCGCCTCGATGACGTGACGACGCATGACGTGGTGAGCCTCCGCCGTGACGGCAAACAATACGACATCAAGCAAATCCAATATCCGCCGGACATCTATCCGCGGATGATGGACTTGTCGCTTGAGCGTCGTGCCGACAAGTACGATGTTGCGGAGGTGCCGACATGATGACTCAAGAAGAACTCAAGGCGATCCTGCTAGAGCTTGATCCGCATCTCAAGAAGTACTTTTGGAACGGCTCCGGCGAAGACTACACCGTCTGGACGCCTCATCATCCGAGCACGTCGATGAGTGACAACCTGCCGGAGGATCGGCTGATCAAGGTCACAATCGACCGGTACACAAAAAACGAAGGCAACGACCTGCACTTGCGGCTGATTGAGCGCTTGGAGCAGGCATACGTTGCTATGGACGACCCGTTGACGGTCTACGAATCGGATACGGGATATTTTCACCACGTTGTCGAGTGCTATGTGGTGATCTAACGAAAAGAAAGGACAAAAACATGACATATGTTGCAAAACCGATAGGACTGAGTAACTTAACCTCTTTTCCGCTCACGGCAGACGATCCCGAGACTGGCGCCACCTACGGCGCGGCAGTCAAAGTGTCGCGCTTAATCGAGGCGCAAATTGATCCTCAATTTGTCAAGGGTGAGTTGGCGTCAGACGACAGCCTTGAAGACGACATTACTCTGATATCGTCTGTGATTGTGACAATCCATGCGTCTCAGCTGACCGACACGATCAGAGCGCAACTGATGGGGCACAAGATGGACAGCACGGGAGGCATGCTTGTCAAAGACAATGATCAGCCGATACAGCAGGCTCTAGCCTTTAAGTATCTGCTGTCTGATGCTGCGGGCAATGAAAGCAAGTACGGCTACATGGTTCTGTACAAGGGGCGCTTTCAGGAATTTAGCGAAACTTTCCAGACTGTGGATCGAAACGGAGACGTTAAATTTCAGACGCACAGCGGGCTGAAGGGTACCTTTGTCAGACGTGACGCGGACAGGCATCTCATGTACCGGATGCGCGAAGACACGCCGAGTTACAGCACGACCAAGGCTGCGGCTTGGTTCACGGTTCCGCAAGAGTACACGCCGCCTTCGCCTTAATCGGCGGCAGGCACAAAACTAGCGGCTCAGATGGCAATTCGCTGTCTGGGCCGTTTTCTTTAAGGAGGCATGCATGGACAAGTTAAAGCCGTATGTCAATCTAGCTGAGTATGGCGGCCACATCGTCGAGCTCGAATGGTGCAATGACGCCATCGCCCACGCCTCCGATTATTACAGACATGTTACAGGCGCTCGCCTGAATTTCAAGCTCATCATGAAGCAATACAGAGAACCGGCCATCTGCACGGCACTATTTTTTGGCGCGCTGAAAGTCGCAACCGGCGTGCCTCTAAGAGATTTCTCCGTGAAAAACATGAGCTATGAGCAAATCTATCTGCCGGTAAAGGACGGGCTGGAAAATTACTTTGACGCCTCAAATGTGCGAAGAATGCCGGAAGGCGACGAAGAGTGGCCGGACACTCAGAAACAAGTCAACAAACCTAACGAAGACATCGAGCTGCTGACTTATCAAGCAATCATGAGAAAGTGGGGCTTTAGTCTGGCCGAGATCGGCAGGATGACCATGCGCGGCATGCAAGCGGCGGCACTCGAATTGAGCGGCGTCAAAGAATCCGACGACAGCTGGCTGTTCGGCAAGGAAGGTGAGGGCGATGTCGTCATTTAAGGTCGAAGGCCTGGACGAGCTGATTGAAGATATCGAGTGCATGGGCGCGGGGCTTGACCCCGTCTTTGACGAAATGCTCGATGCCGGTGCGGATGAAATTGTAAAGGCTTGGGAAGCGGCAATTGTTAAGCATAAGCATGTCATCACGGGACAGATGCTCGAAAGTGTCAAAAGCAGCAAGAAAAAAGTCGGTGGCGCCAAGCAGAGGCTGGCGGAAATCTTTCCGCACGGGAAAGATGAACGAGGTATCCGGAATGCGTCTAAGGCGTTCTACTGTCATTTCGGGACAAGTAAAAGACCTGGAACGCATTTTATCGATACAGCTGAAGAAGAAGGGCACAGAGCGGCATTCGAGAAAGTCTCTCAAATCTGGGATCGGTTTATAACGGAGGGTGGAAATGGCAGATAAAGAATCAACCATCAAGACTATTTTCGCTCTTGACGGCGAGACAAAGTACCGTGATGCGATTAAGAACATCAACAGCGAACAGCGAGAGCTTAGGAGCGAGTTGTCAAAAGCCACGTCTGCATATCAGCTTAATGGCGACAAGCTGGAATACAACAAGTCGCGTGTCGAAATCTTAACGAAGCAATACGACTCGCAAAAACGAAAACTTGATGAAGTGCGCCATGCGATGGAGCAGTCCGCCAAGATCAACGGCGAAAACTCCGAAGAAACGCGGAAGTTGAGAACTGAATACAACAATACGGAATCGGCTTTAATGCGAATGGAGAAGTCGCTCAAGGACGCGACGGCCGAGCTTGCAGCTCAAGAACTCGAAATGAGGAAACTCGGCAATCGCACACGTGAAGTCGGGGAAGCCGTCGAAAAGACCGGAGCAAAGATGAAGGGCTTTGGCGACGGTATGAGCAAGTACGTCACGGCACCTCTGGTCGGTATTGGCGTAGCTGCCACCGCCGCATTTATGGAGGTTGACGAGAACCTTGACAATATCGCCAAAGCGACGGGCGCAACAGGCAAGAACCTAGAAGAGCTCCAAGACGTGTGGGAGAACGTTGTTCGGACAATGCCTGTTGATATGGGCGTCGTGTCTGAAGCCGTCGGTGAGCTGAACACTCAATTCGGATGGACGAACGAAAAACTAGAAGAAAATACGCGCTTAACCGCGAAATACACAGAAATCACGGGCGCCGGAGTCACTGAAACGATTCAGGGCACGAAAAAGGCGCTTGAGATTTTCGGGCTTGAGGCCGACAAGTACGAAAAAATACTTGAAATTGTTGCCAAGCAAGCCCAAGACACGGGCGTTGACACCAAGACCATGTTCGATGCGATTGCTCGCGGCGGTCCAACGCTTAAGAATATGGGTCTATCTCTGGAAGAATCTGTTGTCTTGCTCTCACAGATGGAGCAAAACGGTATAGAGGCGACCAGGGCGCTTGGATATCTTGTTAGAGCTCAAGCGACCTTGGCCAAAGAGGGCAAGCCGCTTAACCAGGGGCTGCAAGAGTTTCAGGATATCGTCAAAAACAGCACATCTGAAACCGAAAAAATGAACGAGGCGGCCAAAATCTTCGGCACGAAAGGTGCCGTCACAATGCTCGATGCTGTTGAGCGTGGCGCATTAGATTTTGGCGAACTTGCGGATGCCGCAGAATCCGCCGGCGGCACCATCGCCCGAACATTTGAGGATACTCTCGATCCTATTGACCAGCACCAAGTGTTGCTCAATAACGCGAAAATCGCGGGCGCAAAACTCTCAGAGGAAGTGCAAATCGCGCTCGCTCCGGCAATGGAGTCTCTGATCGACGTGGTGAGCGGCGTTGTTGACGGTTTTAATTCGCTCGATGACAAAACAAAAAAGACGATCACGAACGCAGGTCTGATCGTGGCGGCGATCGGTCCTGCCATGAGTGTTGGCGGGCGCGTTGTCGAGCTCGTCGGCAAAGGAATCTCCGGCTGGGGCGGCTTGATCGACAAGCTCTCAATGGCTCCCGGCGTTATTGGGAACGTGACGACTGCGCTCGGCAGCGGAGGGACGTTCGGACTTGTCGCCGGTGTTGGGTTGGCGGGCATTGGCATTTGGAAACTTGTTGAGTCATTGACGGCGGTTGATCCTGCCGTCAAGCGAGCGCAGGAAAGCCTTGAATCGCTCGACGATGAGTTTCGAGATATGGAAGCCGGGTATCTGGCTCAGACTGAGCTCATCAAGCAATATCGCGGCGACTTGGACACTCTAATGCAAGAGGAAGACAAGTCCGTCGCGACCAAGCGCAGAATTCAGAGCGTTGTCGAGCGCCTGAACCAGCTAGTCCCGGAACTCAACCTCGCGTACGACGAACAAGCTGACAAGCTTAATATGACCGTGACAGAAATGGACAAGCTGATCTTGTCGTCACGCGAAGCGGTCAAAGAGCAGCTTAAGCAGGAGCTTGTCACCAAGTTGCTGGAAGAGGAAGGTAAGCAGCTCGAAGATTTGATCAAGTATCAAATAGAGCTTGAGGAACTTGCTCAATCACGTCAGGCCATCGAGGATGCGCGCAATGCGGCCTTGATGACGGGACTGACCGAAGAGCAGCTTAAATACGCCGAAATGACAAAAGAGGCACGCGAGTATCACGGCGTCACGCTCGATCTCGCCGACGAACAGGTCATCGCCATCGGCAAGCTAAAAAATGTCATTGAAGAGGAAGCTGACAGGCTGGAGCGCGCAACAGGGCGCAAGGTTACAAACTTTGTCGCGAGTACAAACGCTTTGAATGAGCTCGATGGTGCGACTCGAAGAACGCAAAAGAGCTCGGACGAACTAGCCGGAATCTACGAGGGCATGGGGCCTCGTATGGAGGAATACGAGAAGGCCCTCGACAAGACGCTTGACTCGGTTCTCGGTCTCAAGGATACGCAAGACGATCTTGGAGACGCAACCGAAGACAGCGCGGAGCGTCAGACCGAAGCCATTAAGAAGATGGCTGAAGAAACGATCCCTGTCTGGGAACAGCTCGGCATGTCGCAAGAAGAGTATGAAAAAGCCGTCGACGATCACGCTAAGAAGATCGAGGATCGAACTGCGGAGAACGTCAAGCGTCTCAGCAACTTTTCTGATCAGAAAATTGATTACGAAAAGATTACGGTCAAGAAATTTATTGAGCTCAAGCAAAAAGAGCTTGAAGCCTTTACGAAGTACGAAGACAATTTGTCAACCGTCTCCAAGCGGACAAGCAAAGAGTTTGCTGACGAGCTTAGGAAGATGGGCGACGCCGCTGCGCCTCTGATTGCTAAGATTGCGACCGCATCAGACAAAGAGCTTGAAGAGCTCGAGACGGTCTTTAAGAACCGAACAAAGGCGGCGACCGATGCCGCTAAGGAAGAGCTAGGACAGTTGCCCGGAGTTGCCGAAAACTACGTCAACTCCATGATCGATGCCGTTGACAGGAAAGATGAAGAGCTTAAAAAGGCGGGCTATCGCATTGGTAGCAGCTTGGTGGGCGGAACCAAGAGATCGGTCCTAATGGACTCCCCGTCAAAGGTCGGTATCGAGATTGGCGAGAACTGGGATGACTCAATCGCGATGGGTGCCGAAAAGGCGTTGCCGCGAGTTAAGGATGCAGGGCGAAAGGTCGGCGACACGCTGTCTGCCGCGACGCTTCCGACGCCTCAAGACCTCAGCATGCAGCTTGATGTCATCCGGCGCGTATCGACGGTTGGCGACTACGGCGCGCCTGTTAGGGTGCCTGTCGGCGGCGGGGTCGTGGGACAGCCAGGGACTGCAAGCGTGCCGGCACTCGGGGCAAGTCCGGTCTTTAACATCAATGTGCAGGTGCCATACGACGAAAGTGAAGACTTCGGTCGGAGGGTGGGGCGCATGGTCATGAACGAGCTTCACTCGGCCGAAATGAGCCGGGGCGGGTAAGTCGCAGAACGGAGGGGAGCAATGAGACTCAAGATTTGGATTGACGGTGTGGATATTTGGACTCTTGGCTTCCGTGTGCTTCGGCTCCCGCCCTTGCAAGTGCCGGAGCTCATTGTCGACGATGTGGTCATCCCTGGGCGACCGGAATATTTGACCGACAGTCGCGATCAATTCCACAACCTGCCAAAAACGGCGGAGCTCGCCTATATTGGCGACGACGTAATGACGGCCATTCAGCCACTTGTCGCGGCTCAAAATGTCCGTTTCAGCAACGAAGAAGATTTTGTTTACATTTGCGACAATCGGTCCGGGCAAGAGATCAGCCGTTTGATCGCTGACTGGCATAAATTTAACTTTACATGGATTTGCAAACCGCTGAAACGAAAAAAGACCCCGGCGAAACTGACCGGTCTCACGTGGACGGGAACGAATCAAGGCACATGGCCGTCAGAACCGAAGTTTGTGATTAATGTCGGGTCATCGACAAAAGACATCGTCTTGACTGTGG